CTGCTTGAGAACACGACGCAGAGCGTGGAGTGGACGGCCATTGACGCCATCGGCAAGGATACGGGATACCCGAACATATTGCACATCATGGTTGCGGAGCGCCCGGAGCAGCGGCGCGGCATCCCGTTTGTAGCGGCGCAGATTGAGCAGATCAAGCAGCTCGACCGCTACCTGACCAGCGAGCTTGCGGCCAACGTTGTATCCTCCATGCTGGCGGCGTTTGTGGTGAGCGAGGCGGACGACGGCAAATTTGGCATGGAGGACGCCGTAGACGAGGACGAGAAGGTGACGGACGACGAACTCAAGCTGGAGCTTGCGCCCGGCGCTATCTACTCGCTGCCGCCCGGAAAAAAGATACAGGAGCTGAATCCTCTGCGCAACAACGGCGCGTTTGACGGCTTTGTATCGACGATGGAGACGCTGATCGGCACGGGCATGGGCATCCCCAAGGAGGTGCTGATCAAAAAATACGAGAGCAACTATACTGCCGCGCGCGGCGCGCTGCTGGACTTCTGGCGCGAGGTGCGCGTGCGGCGGACGGCCTTTAACGCGAGCTTTAACCAGCCGATCTACGAGCAATGGCTGAGCGAGGCTGTGGCCAGCGGACGCATTGACGCCCCTGGCTTTTTTGATGATCCCATCATCCGGCAGGCGTGGTGCGGCTGCATGTGGATGGGCGCGAGTATGGGCCACGTTGACCCGCTGAAGGAGGTCAAGGCGGCGACGGAGCGCATTGCCAACAACATCACCACCCAGGAGCAGGAGGCCAGCGAATACAACGGCAACGACTGGCTGGCCAACGTGCGGCAGCGCAAGAAGGAAATGACCGCCTTTGCGGAGGCTGAAAAGGAGGAAGGAACGGCGAAATGAACAGAGACCTTTTCCGGCTGCAATTTACGCAGCCCCAAATGAGCGCGGACGGCGCGGAGGCCGAGGTGCTGCTGTACGGCGAGATTATCAAGTACAGGCCAGAGCTGTTTAAGGATTCGCCCGAGGACAAGAGCGCGATCGAATTTGACAAGGCCATCAAGGCGGTACGCGAGCAGGGAGCAAAAAAGCTGCTGCTGCGCATTAACAGCCCTGGCGGCATCGTGACTGAGGCCATCGCCATGCGCAGCATCCTTTGCTCGGCTGGGTTTGAGGCAATCAGCATCCGGATTGAGGGCCTGTGCGCGAGCGCTGCGACGATGATTGCGAGCATCCCCGGCGCGCATGTGTCCATCGCACCCGGCAGCGAATACATGATCCACAACCCGTGGACGTTTGGCTGGGGCAATGCCAACGAGCTTGAACGCATTGTGCAGCATCTGCGCAGCGAGGAAGCGACTGCCCGCGCCATGTACATGGCGCGCTGCGGCCAGGACGAGGAGACCATCAAGGGCTGGATGGACGCGGAAACCTGGTTTACGGCAGCCGAGGCTGTGGAAAACGGCTTTTGCGACGCTGTGGCCGCGGAAAGCGGAAACCCGGCGCAAAGGATTGCCGCCTGCGTATCCAGCCGCGAAATGGGCGTAATGCGCGCGCTGTACACGCGCGTGCCGGAGAGCGTAGCCGTGCAGGACGCTCCCCCATCCATTATCAGCACCGCCGATGCGGCAGTTGCCGCCGCGCAGGCGACTGAACATAAAGAAGATACCAGCGAAAACGAGGAGGAACAGGAAAAAATGACGATTGAGGAACTGCGCGCACAGGAGCCTGCGCTGTACGACAGCATTATGCAGGAGGGCGCTGCCAACGAGCGCCAGCGCATCCAGGACATTGACGAGCTGACCCCTGCCGGGTACGAGAGCATGGCCGCGCAGGCCAAGCAGGACGGCATGTCCGCCATGGATTATCACAAGGCCGTCATCCGCGCCCAGCGCGAACGCGGTCAGCAGCACCTGGAAGCCCGCAAGCAGGAAACCGCCCCCGCCAAGGCGATTGCGGGCGGCGCGGCTGAGGATGAAGCGGGCAGGAACGCCGAAGCGGAAATGGACAGCTTTGGCAAGGAAATGGCGAGCTATGCTCAGAGCATCCGCTCCGGCATGGACGGCGGCATGTACTAAGCAAAACAGGAGGTAAAAGATAATGAGCTTGTTTGAAGTGATTGGCAGGAGCATCCCCGGATATCTGCTTGCCGACCCGCAGGGCGCGGAGCTGATCGCCATCCCCTGCGAGCCCGGCAACGGCGTGATTAAGCGCGGAACGGTGGTATACCGCAAGAGCAACGGCATGTACGCCGCCGCCGCAAACGCGCAGGTGACTGCTACCAACATGCTGGCGGTAATCGATGAAACCGTGGACACGGACGCGAACGCGAACGTGGCCGAGAACGCGCGCGCCTACCGGGCGGGCCGTCTGATCTACGGCAAGGTAACGCTGGCCAGCGACGCGGCGCTGAGCGCGGCCAACATGGTTGTGCTGCGCGGGCAGAACATCGTATTTGACCAGATGGACGCGACCGCCCCGGAGGTAGGCAACGGCAAGGCCGTGATTACCTATAAGGCCAACGGCGGCACTGGCGACGATGTGGTGGTAAAGACCGACCTGGGCGGAAATTACGCCATTGCGGCCAACGCCTTTACCGCGCCTGCCAGTAAGTCCTTTAAGAAGTGGAACACCAAGGCGGACGGCAGCGGCGCCGACTACGCGGCTGCGGCCAACTACACCGCCAACGAAGACCTGACGCTGTTTGCGATCTGGGGTTAATAAGGAGGATTAAGACATGCCTGTGGACATTTACAGCACCGCCGCGCAGCTCAAGGCGCTTGAGCTGATGCCGCGCGAATACACCTTTTTGTACGATATCTTCTGCGCTGACCTTGGCACGGTAGAGGAAGAAAAGGCCATTTACGATTTTCGCAAGGGCGCGCGCAGGATGGCCCCTGTGGTGCACCCCGGCACGGGCGGCGTGCTGATGGAGCGCACGGGCTTTGAAACCCGTGAAATCGGCTTTTGCACCGTTGCGCCTGAGCGCATTATTACCAACCCCGACCTGCAGACCCGCGCTTTTGGCGAAAAGATTCTCGGCGCGATGACCGCCGAGCAGCGCGAGAAAAAGATGCTGGCCAGCGACCTGATGGAAATGCGCCAGGCGATCCAGCGCCGCCGCGAGTGGATGGCGCGCCAAGTGCTGCTGGACGGCAAGCTGAGCGTGTTCCGCTACACCAACGAGGGACGCGACATGAAGACCACGCTGGTGGCCGATTACGGCTTTACCCAGCACTACACGCCCGATACCAAGTGGGATCAGGCCGACGCGAGCATTGACGCGGACATGCACGAGATTTACGACCTGGTGTACGACGGGCTGGGCATTGTGGACGTGATCGTGATGGATCCCGCCTCCGCCGACGCGATGATGGGCAACAGCAAGTACGTTAAGCAGTTCGACGGCCGCAACATCGACATGGGCGCTATCAACACCAGGTATCGCGGCCAGGGCGTGCGCTTCATCGGCTGGAACAGCGACGGCGTGGAAATGTACTCCTTTGCCGGACGCTATACCGATGACGACGGCGCGGTAAAGCCCATCCTGCCCCGCGGCACGCTGCTGTGCGGCGGGCGCGGCATGCTCAAGTGCATCCACGGCCCCGTCACCCAGGTGGAAAAAGAGGACGAGAACGCGCAGCACAAGACCTACATCAAGAAGGAAGTGCCGCTGCGCTATGGCTCCATCACCAGCAACGCTGTAAAGAACCGCCTGACGAGCTGCCCGACCATCATCCCCTACAACGTGGACGCCTGGGTGGTCGCGCACGTGCTGTAAGGGGGACGGGCATATGACGTATATTGCGAAGCACTATGTAAAGATCGCCGGGCGCGTATACACGCCCGGCGAACTGATTCCCGGCGACGCGGTGGCGAAGCTCAACGGCGAGCGCCTGGAATGGCTGGTTGGCATCCGCGCGATCATCGCATGCGCGCCAGCACCCATGCCTGCTGTCCCCGAAGCCGAAGACGAAACGGCGGAAGCTGCGGAGCCGGAGCAGCAGGACGCAGCGGAGGACGCGATGCCCGAGATCGACGCGGCGGACGGGCTGGTGATGCCTGCCGACGAAGACAAGCCTGAGCCGCGCAAGGGCGGGAGGAAAAGGAAATGATGACCGTGAGGCTGCTTGCATCCAACGCGATGATCACGGTAAACGACGGCTACGGCCTGCGCCTGATTGAGCAGGGGCAGGCCGTTCCCGCCCATGCCGAAAAGCCCAGGCCCAGGCGCAGAAAGGAGCGGGAGGATGTCGCTGGCGGAGAGGATCAAGGCTGACCGGCGCAGGGTGTTTATGAACGCAAAGCATTTTGCGGAGGAACACACCTGGAACGGGACGGCGTTTTTATGCGTGACGGACGACGAAGCCGCGCTCAAGCGCAAAAACAACAACGTGGTGGATATCTCCTGGGACAACAATACCCGTGAGACGCTGGTATATGTGCCGGTGGAGGATTTTCCGGGGCGTGCCGTGCCGAACGAATCCGGCTTTTTTGACAACAAGCCCATGAAAATTTTGCAGGTAAACGAGGACATGGGCATGTACTGCCTGGCGCTGGTAAACTACGACCCAAAGCCCGTGGGGATGGAGGTAATGGAGTGAGGACGAGCGAGAGACTGCGCGGGCTGCGCGATTGGGCCAAGCGCGAGCTGTGCGACGGGCGCGAGATGAAAGCGCCGCCATCCGATATGGACATTACGCGCTTTGTAACGCAGGAGCCGCGCTGCTATCTGGGCTGGGCGCCGACGCGCCCCGACCAGACGGGCGTTGTGCCTGCCGACCCATCCGCCGTGTGCCCCGGCATCCTCATCATGCCCAGCACCAGCCGAGCGAAATACGTGGAAGAAAAGCGCTTTGACCGCTTTTCCAGCGTGCACCGCGTGCAGGAGCTTGGCCAGGAATTGAGCGTATCCATGCTGTTTAGCGTATACGAGCCGGGCGTAAGGCTGCCGGGCTTTGTTACGATGGACGCAGGCGGGCGCAAAAGCATCGACATGACAAAGATCATGGAGGGCACGGAAAACGGGCTGTTTACGCTGACCAACTGGATGGACGACTGCGTGCAAAGGCTGCTGGGGCAAAAGTTTATCCCGCATACGGATCTGTTTTTGGACGAGGCGAATCTATATTACAGCCTGTACGCGGAGCAGAACTACATTGTGGACAAGCGCCCCATCTTTTACGGCTTTGTCAGCGCGTCCTTCAAGGGATACGCCGAGGAAAGCAACAACGAAGAAATCAACGCATATCTGGAATAAAACGAGGAGGGAAACAAAACCCATGAGCAATTATCTGCATGGCGCATACGGCCAGATCCAGACCGCGGGCACGAAGGTTGCCGCCAGGGCGCGCAACGCCTTTGTGTACGTGGGCACCGCGCCCGTGCACCTGGTGGCAGGCGGCGCGGACAACGTGAACAAGCCTGTGCTGGTATCGTCCATCGCCGAGGCGAAAAGGCTGTTTGGCTACTCCGACGACTTTGCCAGCTACACGCTGTGCGAGGCGATGAAGGCGCACCTGGAAAACAAGGGCGTGGGGCCGCTGGTGCTGATCAACGTGCTCGACCCCAAGACGCACAAGGCTTCGGCGGACGGCACGAAAAGCGCGACCCCCGAGAGCGGGCGCGTGGTGCTGACCGACGCTGAAAGCGTATACCTGGACAGCCTTGCGGTCAAGGCCGGAAGCACCGCCAAGGTGCTGGGCACGGATTACACGGTATCCTACAACCAGGCCAAGAAGACCGTGACGATTACCGAAATGAGCAGCGGCGCGCTGGGCACGGAGGAGCTGACCATTACCTGGACGGCGGTTGACCCCGGCAAGGTGGAAGCCTCGGACGTGGCGGGCAGCACGGACGGCGCGGGCCTGAATAAGGGCTGCTACGCGATGAAGAGCGTATACCAGGAAACGGGCTATATCCCCTCCTTCCTGCTGGCTCCCGGCTTTTCCGGCCTGCCCGCCGTGCATGCCGCGATGCAGGCAAACGCCTCCAAG